GTTCTATTGTTCAGGTACATCTACTACGGTTAACTCCTACGTGGTCTATAACTACGCGGAAAACATCTGGTATTACGGCACGCTGGCACGGACTGCATGGCTAGACTCGCCGCTTCGCTACTACCCACTAGCTGCGGGGTATAGCGGCCAACTGTTCTACCATGAGAACGGCGTTGACGACGGCTCTACAAACCCACCTAGCGCTATGGAGTCCTTTATCCAATCTGCGGACTTTGATATTGGCGAGGGGCACAACTACGGGTTTGTCTGGCGTATGATTCCCGACGTGAGCTTTACAGGGTCAACAGGCGCAGCCCCACAGGTTACGTTGACTACTCGCCCGCGTCAGAACCCCGGCGCACCCTATGGCGCAGCGCCCGCCCCAACGGTTAGCAGTGCTAATAACTACACCAACACGCGTGATTACGTTGTGCAGGAATTTACTGAGGTTGTGTATACCCGCATTAGGGGTCGCCAGATGGCGTTTAAGATCAGCTCCTCAGAGGTAGGAACGGCTTGGCAGTTGGGCGCTACTCGAATCGACATGCGTTCCGATGGGCGTCGCTAATGGCTAACATTCTTACTTCAGGTCAGACTCTTGCGCGGACGGTTGCGCCTCGGTTACCTACGGCACCGGGTGCCTATGATCGTCAGTTTATGGAGCAGCTCAATAACGTTCTACGTCTGTACTTTAACCAGCTAGATAACATTCTGGGGCAGATGAGCGCAGACTCGACGGTTATCCCCCCAACAACGGTATTTACGGTCGCAGCGCTACCTAGTGCGGCTACTTCTGGCGCTGGGTCTAGGTCTTTTGTGTCCGACGCAGCGAGTCCTACGTTTGGCGCTACTGTTGCGGGTAGTGGGGCTGTGACCGTCCCTGTGTACTCTGATGGGACTAACTGGAAAGTTGGATAGCCCCCGCTTCCCATTTGTACTTTGACATACTAAAATATACCTATGAACAACCTACACCCAATTGCGCAGTCTGTCCAGTCACAAGGTCGCGGCGAAGATACCCAACTGGTGCACATGACCCCCGGCGAAGTGCAAGGCTTGCAGGCACTAGCTAAGGCGCATGGCGGCTCCCTAACAATTAACCCCGAGACGGGTCTGGTCGAAGCAGGCTTCCTAAAGTCCATTCTCCCCACGGTTGCTGGTGTTGGGCTGTCTATGATGGGCGTTCCGCCCCCGCTAGCTGCGGGTATTGTGGGCCTTGGTACTACTGCGCTGAACGGTGGTGATCTGGGTAAAGGTTTAATGGCGGGTATCGGCGCGTATGGTGGAGCAGGTCTAGGTCAGAGTCTGTTTGGCGCGAGTTCGGGATTGGTTTCAGGGGCTCCGGCGGTTAACAGCTCTATACAAGCAGCAAACACAGGGTTGGCTACGCAAGGGGCTTCAGGTCTTGGGACTTCCGCCGCACAAAGCGCGTCAGCAAACAACTTTCTGACCCAATCGGGTATGACTGGGTTACCACAGGCCAGTTTGGCTCCGCAGGGTCTAGGCGCTATTCCTCAAACCGTTACGCCTATGGCTACCTCGGCAATGAGTAAGCTGGCAACACCGGGTTTCTACGGTGACAACGCTTTAAATATAGGCGCTGCTGCGGCGCCAATGCTGTTCCAAGAGCCCAAGACTCAATCTGCTCCTGTAGACAATGAGCAGTACCAATACACATACAACCCCGGTAGGGCATCTCAATCAGACTTAGACGCGCAACGTTTGGCCAATCCGGACGGCGAACTGCGGTATTTCACACCTTCTTATCAAGGGCCAAATAAAGTTCGGGTTGCTCAGGGCGGCATCTTGGGCTTAGCTGAAGGCGGCATGCCAGAAGAGTACACGTTCGATCCCGTAACTCAGAAGTACACTAAGAAGCCCGGTGTTGCGCCCACAGTCCCTATGGCAGCAGTTAAGCCTATCGGCATCGACTCGTCTGGGGGGTATGAGTCAACCGTGTCCGCTCCGAATTCTGGTTATTCGGGTCCCGGCCTTATGAGTATGGCCCTTGGCAATTTTGGGCAGTCTCCAGCTCCTGTTGATAGCAGCCAACAAACGTTCTCCCCAGCGGCGGCGGCACAAGCGGAACAAGCCGCAAATATTAACTCGTCTCCTGACGTAGGTGTGGGGGGCCCAAGCGGCGGCGGCGGTTTTGATGGCGGCGGCCTTGGTGGGAGCATCGGCGGAGGTGGGGGCGTTGATGGCGGCGGCTTGGGAAACGGGGCGTCTATGGCTGCCGGTGGACTTATGGGTTTAGCTGCTGGCGGTATGGCTAAGGGAGGCTTTGTTGTCCCCGCCGACGTTGTTAGCGCCTTGGGTAACGGTAGTACTGATGCGGGGTTACGCTCGCTGAAAGCTAGGTTTGGCGCGGTTAAGCATATCAAAGGTAAAGGCGACGGCCTGAGCGACTCGATTAATACTAGCATTGACGGTAAACAACCCGCCCGTGTTGCTGATGGGGAGGCGTATATCGACCCTAAGACCGTTGCTATTATCGGCAAGGGCGACCCTAAGAAAGGCGCTCAAAAGTTATACGCTATGATGGATAAAATTCGCGGTCAAGCGCATGGTAAAACCACTCAGCAACGTAAAGTAGACCCCCGTAAAGTCGTGTAATGCAAGTTCAACGCGTAGACATCTCGCATGTAAACCAAGTTTGGCCCATGGTCGAGCAGTTTGTTGCGAACGCACTTGAGCACTCCTGCGGGGACTATACGATCGAACAAGCCAAAACGCTTGTGATTATGGGGCACTGGACTCTAATAGTCGCGGTCGATGATGCTGGCGTTCAGGGCGCAGCTACGGTATCATTCAGTAATCGCCCAAATGACAGGGTAGCGTTTATCACGACTATTGGCGGCAAACTAATATCTAGCGCAGATACTTTTGTCCAGCTTAAACAAGTTCTTGCATCTACTGGTGCTACATATATTGAAGGTGCGGCGCGTGAATCCATTGCCCGCTTATGGTCTCGGTATGGTTTTGCCGAGAAGTACCGAATCGTTGGAGTAAAAATATGAGTATGTCTCGTCGTGATCTATATGCCATGGGTGAGCCTTTTGGCGATTCTGCTACGCAGCACAAAGTTGGGGGCGGTCGTATTTATGGCGGTGGCGGTTCTGGCGGTGGCAGTGGTAGTCAAACAAGTACGCAAATACAGGATGTACCAGATTGGGCCAAGCCCTACGCCAAAGAAGGTCTCGGTAAAGCCGCTGCGCTAACGGACACCACACAGAACCCCTATCAAACGTACGACCAGTCTCGGCAAGCGGGTTTTACTGACCTGCAGAATCAAGCCTTTACTGGCGCTCAGAACGCCGCTCCCTCCGCGGCTATGGGCACTGCTGCGAATATGGCTGGCACTGCGGGCTTAGGCGCGCTTAATGCCGGGGCAAACTTTAACCCCTACCAGACGGGTCAGTTCGGCGGTCAAACCGCTCAGAACTACATGAACCCCTACATGCAAAATGTGGTGGACATCCAGCAACGCGAAGCGCAGCGAACCGCGGACATTGCCGGTACTGGGCGGAATGCGCAGGCTGTTAAATCCGGTGCGTTTGGTGGTTCTCGCCAAGCTATTATGGACGCCGAGGCTAACCGCAACTTGTCCACCCAGATGGGCGACATCCAAGCGCAAGGGCTAAACCAAGCGTACAACCAAGGTCAGCAGCAGTTCAACACTGAGCAGCAACTTCGCGAGCAGTCAAATCAGTTTGGTAATAGCTTAGGTATGCAGGGCTTTCAGACGGCGCTTACCGGCGCGGGTCAACTATCTAACATAGGCCAGCAAACATTCGGCCAAGAGATGGACATTAACAAGCTGCAGCAGCAATACGGTACGCAGCAGCAGGCGTTTGACCAGCAGGGTAAGGACAACAACTATCAGGACTTCCTGAACCAGCAACGCTACCCATATCAACAGCTAGAGTTTATGAACTCCATGCTGCGCGGCACCCCAATGGGCACTGTGCAGTCTATGTATGCGCCACCTCCAAGTCAGTTATCTCAAGTCGCCGGTCTTGGCGCTACCGCGTACGGTATAAGTAGAATGGCTGAGGGCGGGGCCGTTAAAGGTTACGCAGTTGGCGGCGGTATTACTGGCCTGCTAAACGACTCACAGTTGCAGCAGCGTACTCAGATGCCGACCGTATCTACGCTGGGTAGGATGGCCGCACAAGACGAGATGCAAGACCGTGCACAGATGCGGTCTGGTTCTGCACAACAAGCCCCTCAAGATGGGCAACCCTCGGTAGCTGACGAATACCTGATGTCTCGCGGTGTCGCAAGCTTGCCCGTTGGAGAGATGGATTTCGCTGGCGGCGGTATCTTGGCATTTGCAGAAGGCGGTTCACCTCGCAATGCAACAGATGGTCGCGGTAAACCCTTAGATGCTAGGGCGCAGGCGCTGCTACAACAGGCTGAAGGTGACCGCGAAGGATTTATGGAGGTAGTAAAAAAACTTGGCGCTGCGGGGTACGACATTGCTACGTTACTCCCACGTGGGGCCGCCGGGGCCATAGATTCCACATTGATTCGTGGAGCACGTGCGGTAACGGGTTTGGATATTCCCTATCTCGGGTCTGTAATTGACACTGATTCGATGACCCCAATGATGGATGATGTCCGTCGTGGGCAAAATGAACTTAACGAAGACCAACAACGCCGAGCTGAATTGGGCGCGCAAGGTGTTGCCGAAGAGCAAGCTAACCCGTACAACGACAGCCAGAGATTTGCAAACCAAGCCGTTGGCAATGTGGCGGGCGTAACGAACCGGAGTCTTACGGGCGGCCAAGACGCGCCCCCTGCGGATACTGGAGGGAAAACAAGTCAAGGCGGAGCTGGTATAGGCGCTCCTCGTGCAACGGGGCTGGCGGAACTCAAAGCGATGTACGCAGCCGACCCCGCCGCCGCACAGAAGTACATAGACCAGATGGACTTGGCCAATGCCGCAAATGAAGATGTTGCAAGACAAGGCATCGCAAACGTTAAGCGCGATCAAACTGAAATGGGTGATTATGGTACGGAACGTGAATCTAAACTTAAAGATCAAGAAGCTGGTTTGGCAGGGCTGGAAAAGCGTAACCAGAGTATGGCATTCATTGATGCTGGACTGGCGATAATGGCGGGTAACTCCGCTAATGCCTTTGAGAACATTGGTAAAGGCGCACTGGTTGGCACCAAGGCTTACAAAGAAGGCATGGACAAGATCGACACCAAGCGTACTAAGCTGGACGAGGCGTTTATGAACCTGTACGACATACGTCGCGGGGAGAAGGTTGCCAATAAGAAGGACCTCCGCGCTGCTGAAAACGCATTTGAGATGGCCAAAGCGCAGAGCGAGAAGACAATGGCGGACGTTACCGGTAAGCTGTATGACGGTAGCCAAGCCGCTGCAAAGGCCGCCGTAGACGCCCACCTTAGAGCCACAGAAAACCAATTAGCCCGCGACGCAACTATAGAGGCTGCGCGTATCGCTGCCGCGGCTAAAGGGGAAACTAAAGAGATGACCCCGGCGCAGATAGTCTCGGCCAAACAAACGGCTATAGCGCAAGTAGATAAAACAATTGCCGCTAATGTGAGTCTGCAGCAACAGGTACAGAAAGACCCAACTATCCGAACCCGCATGTTGCAGCAAGCGTTCAGAGAGGCTGGTGTGCCTACCGGTGGACAAAGTGGGGCGGGAGGGAGTAAACTTAGGTTTGACGCGCAGGGGAACCTTATTTCATAACCCTGCCAAATACCACGAAAGTGAGACCTAAATGGCGATTGAAGCGCAACTAGCGGACGGACGAATTCTTGAGTTCCCAGATGGAACCGATCCAACCGTTATACAAAACACAGTTAAGCGCATAATTGCCGAGGGTCAAGCCGCCCAACAGCCCGCGATACCGCAGGAAGACCGTGAAGGTTTCGGTGCTGCCGCTGCAGCATCCATGGCGCGTATGGAGGGGGAACGGGCTCTTGCTAAAGGCAAGGCGGGCCTAATTAGTGAAGAAGAAGCGATGCGCGTATACAACGCGCAAAAAGCTGAGGCCGATCGGCTCTTCACTCCTACAGACGACACTTTCTCGTTTCGCAATCTTAAAGAGCTGGCCGGTGGCTCCCTGCCGTATATGGCGGCCCCAGTTGCTGCAGGCGTTGCGGGCTCAGTTGCCGGATCAGTTATACCGGGGGTAGGTACGGCGCTTGGTGGTATTGGTGCATCCTTTGCTGCCTCTGCAGCACAATTCTCTGGCTCCAACTTGGCACGCCAGATCGACGAAGGTAAGTCTTTCCAAGAAGCCTCTGGCGCTAAAGCCCTTGCAGGCGCACTTCCTATGGCGGCGTTAGACACGTTCGCACTGGGTAAAATTCCCGGCGTTCGCCAAATTCTAGGCCGCGCTGGTATTGAGGTGTCTGAAGGTGCCGCCGCAGCTATTGCCCGTAAGGGTGTCGCCAATGCCGTAATAGATTACACAACGGCTACTGGTAAAGCCCTGACATACGAAGGCGCAACTGAAGCCGGACAGCAGTTTATCGAGCGCCTGCAGGCCGGACTAAATATTGGTGATGAAGCCGCACGTGGCGAGTACTTTGACAGCTTTATTGGCGGTGCTATATTGGGCGGCGCCATTGCTCCTGCGGGTCGATTCTTAGAACGCCGTGGGGCTCAGAAAGATGTTGAGAATAAAGCCGCAAAAGAGGAAAGCGAAACTCTGCAGGATCAAGTCCTTGCGAGACAGGCCGAAGAAGAAGCGGTAATCGCTGCGCAGGATATTGACCCCGATGCTTCTGTTGATGATCTACTGCGGGAGCAAGCGACCTTACGTAATTCCGGAGAAACGGACCCGGTAACCAGAGCGCGCTTAGCGGCTCTCAACGCGGTAATTCGTCCCCAACTAGCGGGTGATGTAGAAGCCCTTCGCGCCCAAACTACGGCGGAGCAGGACGTTGCCTTGCAGGAGCAGACCGCGCAGGATGATAACGATGCTAGGGCTCGGGCCAGCGCGTTTTCTACCGCGGAAGAAGATATATTTGGTAATCTGGTATCTCCTGCCGCAGCGCTATCCACGGAGCCTGAAGTCGAGGCCGCATCTACTCCGGCGGCAATGCGGCGTAGCCGTCAAGAGGCCAAAGACGCGGGTCAGATAGAGCTGCCACTACGCCGCACACCGGCTGGTCGGCCAACAACTACTCCTATCCCCGAAACGCCGTCAACGACTCCCCTGCCTGAAGGGGCGCTATCCCTACAAGACATTAAGGACACGAATGTCCCAATGAAAACCTCAAAGGGCTGGTTCGAGGCGAACGTAGTAGGGAAAACCCCAGAGGAAGTACAGGCGCTGGTTACTGCGGACCCAACCTTGGTTGTCGGACCCGGAAAGCGCGCCAAAGTACTGCGTGAGATACTAGCACCTATACCCCCCGCATTTAAAGAGGCCCCCCGTGACATTATCCTTGCAGAACCGGGACTTACCAATGGACCCGCAGCTACCGAACCTACCGTTTCTGAGCGAGCAACAGATGAGTCAAGCTTGGGCCTACCTGATGTCGCCGCTCCCATTGCTGAACCCACCGGAGAGCCTGCAGCATCTGAACAGTCGGGAGTGGTCAGTACTGGACTACCTGCTGGAGATGGAGATGCAAAGCCTAAACGAAGCCGCGTACGTACACTAAAACCTGTCCGCGCCGAAGACATAGTTGCCGGAAACGAGCTTAATAAATGGCGCACGACCCGCGCCCGCGTAACAACCCCCGGCGCAATGGTTGGTAATACCGAGGTAGAGGCGTTCCTGCATGCGATAGACACTCAAGATGGTGCGGGTGCGCAGATAGCCCTTGACGACATAGCGCGAGTCCTACGTAGCCTGCCTAAAAGCGGGGATCAAGCTGCGCGTGCGTTTGTTACGTACATGAATAAGCAGACCGATGGAGGTTTTGACGGCCCGTTGAACAATGCGTTTAACCGTATTAGGGAAACTTCTAGTGCTTCGGCTCCTATAGCTGAGACAGCGCCGCAAGAGCGCACGCGCCGTAAGGCCCCAGTAGATAAGAAGTATCTCGAGCCGGTACGTATAACTAACGACAATATGGTTGTGCGTAGTAGCCAGCGCTTGCTTGTCCCTATGGGTGACGACGTTGCTAAGAAGTACCTGATGGAGCGCGGGCTTAATGCGGCGGAACGTAAGCTCGATGAGATAGATGCAGCACCAAAACGCGATACACCCCAAGCTGGTCAGCAGGAGCTAGACTTCACCGCGCCTGTACAGGAGGCCAAGAAGCCCAAACCCGTAGAGGCTGCGAAACCTACGGTGCAGCCGTGGATGGATGACATCGCGTCGCAATTTAACGGTGGTGCTAGAGTCGTTCCTGTGTCTGATACGCTAGCCGTAGCCGTAGTCCAGTCAGCAGAAAAAGACAACATAATTATTGGCGTTAAACACAAACCAACTGCCAACGACCCTAACAACTTTACCTACACTACGCAAGATTTATCTGCAGGGATTCCTAAGAGCTTTACAGCCGAAGAGACCGCCCTGATAACAGATGCGCATTCTAAGTTAGTTAAAGAGCGCGCTGACTTAGACGCTAAATACCCAGATGGAAAGTTTAGCGCTACGGACTCAAACGTAAAAGCCACTCCTGCAATGGAGCCCTACGCAAAGTTTGTAGAGGGACTGCTAAAGCAGTTGGGGCTAAGCGATCAACGCATCATACTAATCGCCAGCGGAGAAACGCGCTCTAACCCATTAGCGTATGGCCTGACCCCCAGCATGGAGTGGTTTGATTCAAAACTAGGCGCAGAAACTCAGGGAACGCATCGTGCACGCCTTAGTAAGCCCGGGGTCAGCGGAATTACCCTTAACCCCTCCGTGCTAGCTACTGGCGATCGCCAGCTAATTATTGAAACTATTGCGCACGAGTTGGGGCACATGATCGAGCATCGTGCGTTGGCGTCTGCCTCTCCGGAGGTCCGCGCAGGTCTACAGAAAGCGCACGAAGCGTGGCTCCGCCAACAAAAAGGCAAGACCGCCAAAGAGTTAGTAGAAGCGCTACGTAACCGCAAGATGGCGGAGTCTGGCATTAACGCCATGTCGTTCGCGCAGCAAGCAGATTCGGTAGACACCCCCGCTAGCCGGGAAATGGAAATACATGTCGACTACCTCAAATCGTTTAGCGAGTGGTTTGCGGATAACGTATCCCGCTGGACGACTACAAACGAGAAACCAGTTGGGTTGGTCGAGAAGTTCTTTGCAGACCTAGCGAAGCAGTTACGCAAACTAGCTAGTATCGTTACCGGTAAGCGCTTTATGCCAGACCGCGCAGTAGCCAAGTTTCTGGACGAGATGGGGGCAATGGACTTCACTAGCGTTAACTCGGCATTGAGCGGTCGAGTCGAAAACTTCGCTAAGAGTACGCCTATTGATGCTATCGTGGCGTCAAGTGAAATGGCTCAGGTGCCGCCCGGCCTAATGACGCGCGCTGTGAAAATGATGATCGAAGCCTTTAGCGCTACCGCAGGGATTGACTTTGTGGATAAGTTTCGCACGTTGACTGTTGACGCTGCTGCCTCCGCGGAACGACGCTTAAATGTATTGTTTGATGGGGCCGTACGCTCCTCCAAAGGTATCTTAAACCCGATGGGGCTATACCGCCAAGCTCAGGACACCAGCAAGCTCTTGCTGGATTGGTTCATTGACGGCGCCCTCGCGAAGGACAAACTGACCGGCACTTACAGTACTGCCAAAGGCGCGCACTCAATGAACGAGGTGCTGACTATGGTGAAAGCATGGGGTACGGCCAACGGGTACAAGTTCGAAGAGGCATACAACACGCTCTCTAAAGTGTTTGAGGCTAAACGGCTGGACTCTCTACGTAAAGAAAACGTCATCCTTAAGAGTAACGGCGAGACCCAGTACGGCATAAACGCGTTATCCAAAAAACGCGAACAGCAGGGAGTTAGCAAAGATCAGCAGATTGACGAGGCGTTGGCGTTTGCTGAGAAACATAAGAAAGCAGTTGACGAGATTCAAACTGCTATGGACAGCGTTCGTTTCGGCCTAATCGACGGCATGGTATCTACTGGCCGGTTATCTGCGGCGGACGGTGTTAATTGGAAGAAGAACTCAAACTACATTCCTTTTGAGCGCATGTCCGAGTACGACGACATGTTTCGTACGCAAAAAAGTACGGGTAAGGGGATTTCTCAACTTAAAAAACTACCCGAGTTTCTCGGCTCAGAAACCCGTGAAGTCGGCAATACCTTCGACAACTTTGTGAAGACTTCTGGGTGGATGATTGAGCAGACTATAAAGCAAGACGCCAACCTTTCCACTCTTAAGATGCTGGAGCGCTTAGGTCAAGCTACTCGTCATCGGGCTAAAGGCAACATATCAGACTCAAAACTCGTGCCCGCGTTCGACAAGGGCGAGAAGATTTACTACGAGTTGCCTTCTCGCTGGGATGTCATGGCGTTTAAAGACCTCGCACCGCCAAAAGGCGCGTTGGTTAACTTCCTGTCCAGCTTCTCTAACGTCCTGCGTACAACTATTACGTCCATGCCTCCGTTCGCGGTTCGACAAGTTGTAAACGACATCCAGCGTGCGTTCGCTACGTCGGGCGTGGAGCAGCCTCTAAAACTCGTGTACCCTGCGCTACGTAACTTTTTAGTAATTAGCGGAGCTGAGTTAATGGGCAGGCGCCATCCTTCCGTACGTGAGTTTGGGAGACTGGGCGTTATAGGTGATTTTGACTTTAACACTCGCGACCCGATGAGCTCTATCCTGTACGACCTTGGCTACCAGTCCCGCGGTAAAGTAAAAGAAGTGTTACACCGATTGGAAGGTATTACCCGTGCGTCTGACTTGGCGGTTCGTAAGGCAATCTACGACCAGACCATAGCCGAGAAAGGTGACGCCCTGCTGGCTACTACACGTTCACGCGAGTTTATTAACTTCCGTAGGCGTGGGGCCAGTAGTGTGATGCCCGCCTTAGCAAGCACCATTCCATTCTTTAACGCGTACCTGCAGGGTATGGACGTATTGCTTCGCGCCGCCACAGGTAAATCTGCTGCTGCGGGACTAGATAAAGCCGCTGCTAAAAAGATGTTCTATGCGAAGGTAACGCAGATGGCCGCGTTCTCAACGCTATACGCCATCATGTCTTCTGGTGAAGACTACTACGACGAGGCGGGCCTGCAAATTCGCCACAACAATTGGATGTTACCCGGTGGAATCGAGTTTCCGGTGCCAGAGGAATTGGGCGCAATCTTTAAGGTGCCTGCGGAGATGATGGTCGAGTACTTCATGCGTAACGGCACGAAAGAAGAGATGCAGGCATCGGATGCCACCTTCACTGCGCTAAAGTATGCGTTTGCTCAATACTCCCCAATCGGCGGGCGCATGACTCCAATCCCTGCCGCCATCAAGCCCGTCATTGAGGCGGTTACAAACTACTCGTTCTTTACAGGACGCGAACTGGAGGGTGTCTACCAACGCAGTCAACTTCTGCCATCACAGCGTACACGTGGTAACACCAGCGAGCTGGCACAGGCAATATCAAAGTTCACGGAGACTCTCCTTGGAGAAAACAACGCCATCTCCCCCATCATGATCGACAACACACTGCAGGGTTACTTTGGCTCTGTGGCGGGCATAATCACGATGGGTACAGACCAGTTGATAAACCCTGACCGGATGGACCGCCCCCTGCAGAAATACTGGATGCTGAGTAACTTCCTATACGACCCAATTGGTAGCCGCCGCTTAGACGAGTTCTACGAGTTGCGCAGCAAGACGTTTGGGGTAAAAGGTACGCTGGATAAACTGGCCAAGGAAGACCCCGATGCCGCAGTGAAGTTCGCAAACGAGCACATAAACGAACTGTCGCTGGCGCAAGGTATTGGCTCGGCACTAGGACAACTCTCCGACACGCGCAAGTACAAGAACTACCTAAACTCAAATATGGCGGCGCAGTCGATGAGCCAAGACGAGCGTGCGACCAGTATGGAAGAGACTCGTCGTCTGGAGCAGGGGCTGGTCGGTTGGCTACGTGAAGTTCAGGCGGATATGAACAAGGCTAAGTAACTCGCCAGACGCGCACCCCATAGAGTCCGTACTCACAACGATTGCGGGTCTCTATGCGTATGCGTAGCCATCTAGTGTACGGACGTAACGCCTTGTGTACGTCCTCTGCCTGCGCCGTTGTAGGTAAGAAAAAGGACGAGCCGTGTGTCAGTCTGTCCCACATTATGTAGAAGGTCACCCCAAGAAACGGGAACACGTTAATGTCCTCGCTGGGGATGGCAGGTTTCTTAAAGGTCTTGGTCTTCGTTAAACGCCGTCGATTCGATGCCAATTAGTGCTCCATCAAAAATGTAACATCTCACGGGGATACCGCTCATACTGCCTAGCGCTCCGGCCCCAAGACGAGTCAGGTGTGACTTGCCCTCATGCTTGAGGTAGTTCAGCTTGGTCAGGTTCGCTATTGCCCGTTTAACATCCACTGAGCGGCTCGAGAAGAACTTGCGAAACTCCGCCACCGGTATAGCCAGCTCATTACTTGCTGGGTCGTACCGCATCTTTAACTCCCCCTTGGGCATCATGGCGGGTCTTTGCGGCGCGCCGCCTGCTGCAGAATACGGTGCTACCAATGCGTTGTTAATATTCGCATGGATAAACTGAGCCAACGTTTCACGTGCTACAGCCGTAGGGTCGCTTACATCGGTACTGTGAACCAATTTACGCTGGGCAATCTCTACCTGCATGGACTGGTAGACCCGCTTGATGTCAATGCTGTGCAGACCCAACCGCTGTGAGATGAGTGCGCCCGTAAAGCAAATCGTCAGTAAGCATGAGTAGAAACGGTCACGCTGGTCTAACTTAAACTCCCGGTCAACCTTCTTCTGCATGTCAGCCAGCATCTCCATCACTTTGTCCATATTCTGGATGATGTAGTCGATGTAGACAGGGCCCGCCACACCGTAGTTCGTGCTCAGCTTAGAGAACACTGCGTCGATTTCTTCTTTGCTAGCGCCCATATACACAGGTACATCCAACTGCAGGACGCGACGTAACTCACCATCAGACATATTCTTGTTCTGCATCAGCATGTCGATTACTGACGAGTTAGAAGAGGTGATAGTAATGTTGCACCAAGTGGTTGTGTTCTGGCGCAGAGTGTTGGACTGCGCGTTCATACGGTTCTTACCGCGCCCATCCGTCACACCATAGGCCATGTCCGACACCATCTCGGGCGTGTCGTTGCTAATCTCGTCAATCGTAGCCACGATGCTATTCAACATACCGACCAAGTGGTTCTTAGATGCCGCGGTATCCTTTGGGCGAATCAACAAATCCTCGGGGGAACCGAAGATTGAGTTAGCCACCATCTGTGCCGTTGACTTACCCGCGCCAGACTCTGCGTTGTACAAGTGAACCAGCACGCCCTTAACAACTGGGTGGTTCAGCAGCTTCAACAAAGGTGAACCAAACCCGCAGAACAACGTGAATGCATGCGCCTCTAGCCCAACTCGGTCGTAGAAGTTGGCAATGGTTTTCCACTCTTCTAGAGTACCGGTTGGCTTGAACGCTGCCGCCATTTGTCTCGTTCCACTTGCGGGGGGAGCCAGTTTTGTACCGCTTGCGGTGTACTCAAGGTCGCCAACAACAAACCCAAGTCTGTCAGAGGTCCAACCCATCTGGTGGCGAGTCCGGTTAGCCGCGTATTGTGACTGCAGGCGGCGCAGTGAGGATGCAAAGTAGGCCATAAGCTCTTGTGTATGTTTTCCATAAGTAATAACGCCGTTGCGCACTAGCAAGTCACGCAAGGTGTCGGGCTTCATGATGTCCTTGACGGAGCTGTAGAACCGGCGTAAGCCGTCCTTGCGCATGTGCAGGTTGATGCCTACCATCTCGCCTTCGCCGTCCCCATTAGTATCCGAGTCGTAAAACCGTTCAGTTAGATACAGGTCATCTCGGTATATTTCAACCTCCGTCTCGGTCTCGCCGTCAGCGGCTTTAACCTTCTTGAACACACCACCGTTCACACCACGAAAATATGGGTGGCCGTACGAGGGGACGCTAATCTCTCTAGACGCGTGGTCCTCATCTTCTGGTGCGGCAATAGTGTATTCACCTTCCGCAGTGAGCGGAGCTTCCGCAACAGTCTTACCCAGCATCAAAGGCGTACTGACGGTCTGCTTACAACCCTCACACCCAGCGCCATAGTTCTCTTTGTACCAGCTACACAGGTACGGACCTTTAGTCTCTGCTGCCTTCTCTTCCGTGGTCGTTGGCTCGTAGTCTGGGTGCGGACTAGACAACTTGTGGATAGCAATTACGCGGTCAGAGCAACGCGTAGCGATAGACAGCGCGGCACGCCACAAAGGCTCCTCTAGCGTAGTTGACTCCCGCAGTGCCCGGTCGATCTGCGCACAGCCATTACCTTTCAGGCTGAGCTTGGCTAGCTTCTTAAACGAACACTCAGGGTAGTCCCCAGCCAGTTCGCGTGATGTGTCATCCATGCCGAACATCTTTGCTGCGGATAAATCCACAGGCGGCGTAGGCAGGAGGCCTAACATTGTCTCGACATCTACAGGCTGACCCTGTGAAATGATTTGTACCGGACGGCTCTGGCCGTTCTTAAAATTAGCAGTGCCCGGCAAACGCAAAATACGAGCCGCGTCTGTAGTCACAGAAGGGTCGGCGTGCAAAGCTTGGGTGCTACATAACTGTTTTAGGGAACGGGCCATAGGCTTCCATTCTTCAACAGTCACATCGCGAGTCAGCGGCCAATATACGTGCAGGCCGCCACCAGAATTTACAAGAGTAGGCGTGGGTAATCCCGTTGCCGTAATAAATGCAGAGAGCGCTTTAGCGCCGTCCGCTTGGTCGATGTAGTCTTTCTTAGGTCCGCAATCAATATCAAGGAACAAAGCGCGAAGGAACTGGACATTGGGTAATTTACGCATGCCTTGGTCATCATAAGATGCCATTGCAAAATACGCGTCTACACCCGTAGAGTTATGCCCGTCCGCAACCGCCTCGACTTCCTCAAGGGAATCGTAAAACGTCTGGTGAACCACACCACCGCGAATACCAACGGCGCAATACCTGCCACTCGTAGGTAAGATGGAGCGAAGAAAATCTGTCACATGCACTCTTTCAGAAAAGAGGATAAAAGGGTGGCACTAGGTGCCACCCTTCGGACGACATCACTTGTAGTATCGGGAAACGAATTTCTCAATAGCCGCAAGGTGAAGACGTGAGCGTGGAGCGGAACTACCGGTCAGCCAGTTGTACACGGTCGCCCGAGTAACACCCAACTTATCTGCTACGAACATCACAGGATATTCTTTTAGTAGAAGTAGCGCCGCCAAGGTTTTTACGGGCTCGGTAAGAGCCGCACGTTCCACACGCCGCAAGAAGTGGACGCTATGTCCACGCCCTGAATTAATCTTCATCGTCAGTCAACCACTGGCTCAACACGTCCTCTGCGGCTTTGCCAACTTTCGCGGGCTCTGCTTTTTGCTTTGGACGAATAACCGGCTCGTCTTCTACATCCTCCACTGGCTCTTCCACTTTAGCTTTCTTCGCTACTACTGGAGCTTGCGTGAACGCCGCGGGTAATGCGGGTGCATTGTCTTTCTTAGGAGCAAAGCGCAATTCCAATGCCGCGCGGACATCGTCAGTTGTACTCTGAGCCTTAGCGACATTCCACTCCTGCTCACTCAACGGGCGAACTGCACGGAACTTCAACACTGGCACTGCTTCGCTTGTATCAAAACGAGCTTCGGTAACAACGCCTGTGATTGGAATACCGTGACCGGACAAGAATTTACCGTACGCTTGTAGTGGCATCTTGTCGCCATCAGGACGACCAAACAAAGACTTAGCCGGAACCGTCAGACGGTACACATTGCCACTGATGTCGTTTTCTAATGTCACCGCGATACGTTTGCTAAATCGGCATGCACGCGCTTTGCCTTCGCCTGAACCTTCGATGTTTTGCGGGCATGTACCGCAGTTAACACTTTGGCGAGACTCGGCAGCCACTTCTTCGTTGGGCACGATACCTTCAGAAGACCAGCATGATGGGCGGATGTCCTTGCCTTCTTCGTACTTCTCAGCGTAGAACGTACGCTGTGTACCTTTACTAGTCGCGATAATGACCATAGGCATCGAACGCTCTTCGTTCTGCCCGACTTGTTCACCACCAACCATCATGCGCCATACACCACCTCTAATGGAGATGCTCTTACCGCCGGAGTTACCAGCAAGTTCGCGGGTCGCCTCATCAGCGACGTTACGGAGGTAGTCAGGGATTACTGAACCGGACTGAAACAGACTAATATTACTCATGGTATTTCCTTTAAACAAGTTTTAATTTGCACGCGAACGAGTGACCGTAACAGCATAACGTGAGACTACGTTAGTACCTTCGGGCAGCAAGTCTGGGCGCTGGTTTATGAATTCTGCGAAAGCGGTTTGGCTGAGTCGTCTCTCAAGAAGTTCGGGTACACCGTGCTCCTTAACAAACTCATACATCCGTCCCCAGTCGCTCGTGTCATAACGGGTTTTGACCGAACGCTTGAAAGAACCGAACTCGGTCTTCCCGCCATCTTGGCCAGTATCTTTACACAACTGCAGAAGCTCTTGCTCAATTACATCGAGCTGTACCTGCAGAACATCAATTATTTTTTTAGCTTCCGTTTCGGCTTCGCGCTTTGCGTCCCGAATCTTAACGTAGGCTTTTATCAGCTTCTGTACGTCCATTCTCTTTCTCCTTATAGGTATGAGCGGGGGCTCACATAAAGCAGTGTTTTCATCCACCAACACTACGGCGCTAACCCGTATCTCCCCCGCCCATGAATCAAATTATACACTGTCAATCCTTTGAGTCAAGGACTTTCTATTTCTTGTTTGTAAAGTTCTACAAGGTCCATGTGCATGTCGATCTTTTGCCCCAACATAACGTACATCCGCTTCTCTACAGGCGACCCTTGCAGGTGGGTGACTGTAACCTTATTCTTCTGCCCTTGGCGGTGTGCACGCGAATTTGCTTGTAAATAAATCTCGGTGGAGCTTACTGGACCCCACCACACTACTTGGTCAGCGCGAGTCAACGTGATACCGTGCGCAGTCGCTTGCGGAACCATTAACAAGATACGCACGTTGTCTTCGGTTTGAAAGTCCTTAATAATCTCGGCTCGGTTCGGTGCTGATATTCCCCCGTGGATTGTGGCTGATGTATACCCTGCCGCACGAATCTTATCTTCCACCAACGTCAACGCGTGGCGATACGGTATAAACACCAATACCTTCTGGTCGGTTTGGTCGATCACATCCACCAGCGCCTTGAATCGGTTAGCCACATCAAACTCCACCACGTCCCTATCGTCCGTATACACCGCCCCTTGTGAAATCTGCAGCAGCTTGTTCAGCATCGACGCGGCGTTCACTGCGGTAATCTCAGCGCCAGCGGCTAGTGCCACCATTTGCTGCTTAATGTTTGTGTAGTACTTACTCTGCTGGGGGGTCAATGGTACATCTCTAACCGAGTACAACAGGTCAGGCAGGTCTAGGCACTCTTCCTTAGTGAACCGAATCGCTGGCTGTAAGGCTTTATGTACGACATCCTTGGAGTCCTGCTTTGGCACCCACTTGTACTGCGTAATCTTAACCATGACTTGATCCCGAAACTTTCCATAGAACATCGGCACGGTGCTGGGGTTAACCAGCTTGGCCAGACCATACGCATCAAGCGGTGACTGAGAGGCCGGTGTGCCCGTCATAAGCCACAACCTAGTAGTTGGGTCCGTCAGCGCCGCGATCGACTTCCAGCGGTCTGTCTGCACGTTCTTAATGGCGTTGGCTTCGTCCACAATAATCAAATCAAACCCGCCCGCCTTCAACTCCTTCTCGACTACCTTCACACCGTCAAAGTTGATGATGACAAATTCGTAGTCCTTGCTGAGGACTGCCTTGCGTTGCTCCCTACTGCCCTGCGCAATAGCACATGAGCGGTGCATGACAATCTTGAACAAGTCTGAGCGCCACGCGGTATCCATAATAGATACAGGGCAGACAACCAGTACCCGTTTGATTAGCCCCTTGTTCATCAGGTAGTCGGCAGCCCATGCCGCCGCAGCGGTCTTACCTGTACCCGCCTCGTTAAACACAAAGCAGCGGGGGTGCGTGGCTAAGAAAACCGCGGTGTCCCTCTGGTGATTGAACGGGGTGTACATACCGGGCCACTTGTACCGTCCCAGAATGGGATGAGGTACATCTTTGATGCCGAGGTTACGCAGAATCCGCATCTCGTCCAAGTCCCAATGAACCATGACTTTTGATACGCCATCGTTCTCGTCAAGGATGTGGCTCTTAGGTATGAGCGCAGTGATTTGTGACGCCTTCCGTGTATTAAACACGAGCGCCCTGTCTTGCAGGATTTCCATATACCACCAATATAACAAACACACAAAAAGGGCTCGGAAGCGAACTTCCGGGCTAAATTCCAACAAGGATAGAACCGTCGGCGGAGAAGGCCGACAACTAATCTTACCCTACCTATCGCCGCAGCGTTAGGATTTTTTAGTTTTAATCGCCCCTGTTTTGGTACGGGGGAAACTCCGATTGACATTCTTACTTACAGCGCGTAGGTTACTCGCGGCGGTTGAACCGCCCTTTGACAACGGCTTCTTATGGTCTACGTCCATGCCGTCTCCCTTGGAGACTCGGCCTTCCTTCATCAACTGACTGCGGGCAGAGTTTCGCTTGGCGCGATTCTTCTTCTGGTCCGGGGTGCCTTGGTACTTGTCGTACTCGGCACGGTAATCTCTTTTAGCATTAGCCATGGTTTTCACAAGATTCAACTGGGCAAAATCTGCACAGCGCGGAAGCGCGAGGATTCCATACCCCGTGCGTCAATGCTGCGTTGATACCGTCCGCTCTGCCTGCCCACTTTGACAGAATCTCAGGTAGTTCTGCCCTAGTGTACTTGGCTTTAATGACATCGCCAACTACCAGAAACAGCAGTGCCCCCTTGACAACTTGGACTTCCGGGTGGTGCACAAACGTCATGGCCGCCATCAACTCCAACTGCCCCTTGTCTGCATACTTGCTTGACTTCCCGGTCTTGTAATCCACAACAAAAGCGGTCTCCTTAGCATCATCTACCAACAGGTAGTCTGGGACACCTCGGAACCACGCATCAGCCGCAAAGAAGTCTGTGGGGCGAAAGTTAGCGGTAATAGCCATCTTGCGTTCGCAGTACACGATTCCTTCCATATGAGCCAGCGGTTCGGCAAACTTCTGGAACTGTGCGAACTTGGGGGGTATCGCTACCCCGTCCTGCACGTAGTCCTCGAGTGCTTTGTGTACGGCAGTACCGTACAGCGTAGCGTCAGTGTCTTTCGATTTAAACTGTTTGAGAATCCGAACCGTATGAAACCTGCGAGGGCAACCCTCAAAATCTTTAATTGAGGAATACGAGTGCACGAGTGCCATAGAAACAACCTGTAGTTCTTTGAGTTTTATAGTATAACGCTATCCACCATAGCTATCCCCTACATCTGATTCACACCCAAGGGGTAATCCTTTGGCCCAGCTTGGCTGCCACGACATGCACGTCTCAATGTGCGCCTTCGCTTCTTCCTCCTCCTCGCGCTTAGCCAGCGCCCCCACCGAGTCGTGTACGGTTAACGCCACCTTATACCGCTGAGCAACACGCAGCATCTGCTCGGCCACTACGCAACGGGCTACTGCTTGAGTAAAGTTTTCCACGATTTTCCCGCCGTATATGTACGTCTTGATACCCTTGGACATATACGTCCACTGGTCGCGTCCTTTCTCCGCGTCAAACGCCTTCGCTAAACCCGGGTACTGGACAAATAGCCCACTAGGCAACGTCAGTCCTGAGCCCGGCACCGCATTAATAACGCCCGGTACATCAACCTGAAACGTCTGCCCCATGCGTAGCGCCTCCAACGCCTCGTCCGCTTTGTACCATAACTCTTTTATGCGAAAGTTCGATGCGCGGTATGTATCAATCATGCGCTTGGCTTCTTCTAACTCGACCGTAACCCCCGCCTGCGTCTTCAAGAACGCCTGTAGCTTGTGATGCCCAACGCCAAAACCGGCACCGAGAATAACCACCTTGCCTACCTGACGCTGCTGCTTATCTATCTTTTCCCGGGGAGTGTCGTAGATTGCCTCCGCCATAATTTTGTACACGTCTTCCTTGTTAGTAAACGCCTCAATCAAGTCTGTCTGGCCAGCTAGCCACGCCAAGGTACGAGCTTCAATCTGAGCCGAGTCGCAGTCAATAAATACATAGCCTTCGGGCGCTCTGATCGCCTGCTTAATCTTCTTCGCGTTAGCCCCACGGCTCGGCAGGTTCTGCAGGTTTATCTTATCCTGACCCGACCACCGCCCGGTGTGCGCACCGTAGTACCGCAATGGAACTGGGAACGCGCCTCGGTCAGCCATGTCAATAAATCGCTTGGTACGTGTCTCCTCAATGGTGGACTTGTTACCTAAACGTGCCGCAACAAGGGACTGAATACGGTCATCCTCATGCTCCGTCAACGCCTGAAACTCCTCGTCTGTCTTGGCGAACGCGTATGTTTGCTTACCTGTGGTCGGGCTGGTTTTCATTGGCGGCTCTACACCGTAGTTCTCCAGCAGTGTTGCAAACTTCGGGTTGGACATGAGCAACTTCTTAACGTCCTCGTCCTCATCCGCTTTCAGGATTCTACGCACACTATCCAGTAGCAATTCCTTGCGCGCCAGCACGTCATCGTAGTGGTCTATCAAGTGCTCCTTATCTAACACCAACGCAGGTTCTGTAAACATACGCAGGGTTAAGTCGATGAGCTTTAGCTCCTTCTTGGGGAACCCCATCTCCATGTAGATGTTGAACAAGCCATACGTCAGCGACACATCATTGCAGCAGTAGGAACCGTACCTCGCCAGCTCCTTCGCAGTGAAGTCATCATAGTGTTTACCCAGCGCGTTCAGAACCTCGTCGCCTTTTACCCCGATACGAAACCGCTCTGCCTGTTTAGCTAGTGAGTGCGCCCGCTCATGTGGGTATAACGCGCGAGACATACCCAGTGTGTCCGCCCATGCCATCGGCTTGATGCCGTAACGCCACGCCATGATTGCCCCATCAAACGCGGTGTTCTGCGCCACGACCATCGCATCAGACCAATCAATACTGGCAAGGTGGGCGGCTACTTCATGCTTGGGGAACCATACTGGCGGCTCGTTGTTAATCTGTGTCGCTACCCCAATCGTCTCGAACTGGGAAGAGCGTACGTACTCTTCGGTTGTTAATTTGGTGAGACTAAACTGTCGGTCGTAGTACGTCTCAAAGTCAATCGTTATTAGCTTCATCTAGAATCTTCTCGTAAGGGTGATAGTTGTGCACAGCGTTATGGATGTCAGCGAGGCACGTGTGCAGGTAGTCAAGGTTCTTCTCGTTAATAACGAGGGCCAAGCCGCCAGCCTTATCAATCTTTCGCAGGCTGAGTACTTGGATACCTGTTGGTTTGTTGTAGCCAGCTTTCGCCTCGATTCCAATGAACCGGCCATCAAGGCAGGCGAGTATATCTGGGGTTCCGTTTGCTGCGTACATACCACCGATGTAGTTTACGGCGTATGCGCCAGCGTCTTTAAGCGCTTTGTGTATCTTCGCTTTTACTTTGGCTTCGGGTGTTGCGGCCATGAGTTCTCCTTTGTTAGGGGTGGGGGGATATGTAGATTCGGTGCCCCCCTCACCGTGTGGAGAATGGCGCTACCTGCAAAGGTCACTGTCTATGCGGACAAGTAGCACCCCCAAAACATGTTCGCATCTACAAGGCTTGCATGCGTTGGGCAGATTTTTACCACATAGACTGAACCTCTTCTAACTTTTGCATGTAGTGTTTGGCCTTGCCTGCATCGTCTGTGCCTGCCTTACGTCCGGCGCGCAGGCTGTACTTGATGATGTTGCCCTTTAGGAACCCAACGAATTCGTCGTGCGTCAGCACCGCTTCCATTACCGCCCACGGCTGTACCGCCATCTCTGTGTAGTGCGAACCGCCGTGCTGTATATCATCGGCGCCACGGTATAAGGCGTCAGTAAGAATCTTTGTCGTCATGGGGGGTCTCCGGTTTGTGTGGGGTGGGTAGCGCAAGGACGCTCATTAAGGCTCGTCGCAAGATGCCGTTTTCTTCCCTTAATTCCGCTACCAAAAAATCAAGCTCACGTTCTGTTTCAGTCATCGTCGTCGTCCTCATCGCAGTACATATCTTCGAACTCAAGGTATATAGAGGTCAAAGCGCATATGACGCTCGCCATCTCTAAATTTTCGCGCATGGCAACGTGCGCCAATGCGGTAAGGAGGACGTTCACCTGCTCATCACCCGCTCCCGACACACCCAACGTGAGGGTGATCTTGCGGTGTGCTGACTCCCTAGCAGCGGGTGTTACGTTTAGCTCGCGGCGGTGTCCGCTCATATAAACCCTTTAGTGTGTAGCCAAGGCCCACAGGAACCCTGTGGTGGCTGAAATAATCATAACCGCAATTAGCGTCAATCCGAGTCTATATACGTCAATCATGTGTTCTTCTCCTTTGGGGGTACGGGGGTCTGCGGCTTCATAGCGTCTGCATACCCACGCTCATACTCTTTGCGTAGCAGTTCTTCGGGCTCCCACGGTAAGGGCGTACCCGCGTGTTTGTATGCTTCGGCACGCCACATGGACGCGCTCAGTTTGTATCGTTCGCAGTCGTTGCAAGTCATTTCTTTCTCCTGTGATATTTATAAAAAACATGAAACCCAATTACTTCAGTCATTTCCAACCTGCCCGCCCACTTGGGGTAAACAGCTATTGTGTGGTAATGCGTTGACTTTCTCGTGTTGTCCTTCAATCGCCCCGCCATTGCCTTGGCCACTACTCGTTGCACCTTCTGTGTGTACGCCACCAGCCTTGGGTTTCTAGC